GTTTGGGCGCAGTTTGGGCGCAGTTTGGGCGCAGTTTGGGCGCAGTTTGGGCGCAGTTTGGGCGCTACATCTCGGACCAGTGGTGGAACAAGTCGGCCCCAAACGCGCCGCGCTTCAGTTTGACAGTGCCGGTGTCCGGCACGCGCCGTCCATCACTGTACGCATGGAAGTTCACCGCCAAATTATAGTCCTGGCCTTTTGGTGGAACAATAGCCTCGTCAGCCAGGGTGGTGATGTTACCCATGAACCCCTCCGCCACATCATTATTATCAGGCTTGTCGCCCTTTAGCAGGGCCTCGATCTGCGCGATCACCGCGTACGGCTGCTGCTCCCGCTTCAGAATTACGGTGAACCGCTTCGGGTCGCGGCGCAGACGGACGGCCAACTCGCGGTCACGGTGCTGCGGGTCGGACAGTAGAGCCCGAACCTCCGGGATCACCATCTGCCATTTCAGCGCAGGGTAGCCCTCCGGTCGGTCGGGTTTTGGATTCTTAACCATGTCGGCCACGGCGTGCTTTAACACCCGCAGCAACTCTTTCTCAGTTTCTGTAAACGACATGGATTAATTACCGCATAGACGGCAAGAAAAGTCAAACACTTGGAGACGTGATGTGGGTTACATGCTTTTCGCGTACTCGTAGGATATCTGATACTTGTACAAGTTGTACTAGTATCGAATGTGATTACGTCACGTGACGTTTTAGACGTTTGGCGTATCTGTCCTGATACAGGTAGGAATTTTAAAAGAAATGATTTTCGTTTTATTTTCATCTGTGACCTAAGACACTTCCAAGACTATAGCCCGTCTTGTGGTCTGTGTCACAAACGACGTGATGGACCTATTGCCTACGGCAATGGTCCCTAAAGCAAATGTGCTTCATTGTTTTCTACCTATCTTTTCGATGGTCTGTATCTGTTTCTATGTCAGCGGCTCCATTTCGGAACTGATGTAAGTATATGTATATAGATAACAAGTGTCAAACATGCAGGTCAACAGGGGTTTTTACGCGCGCTTATACGTGCGTACGCGTGTGGACACTGACACCTAAGGTGTCGTGTCGTGCAGCCCTAGCTGATGGGGTTAAGGTGGGCCAAAACAGCACGCTTTTTGGCGCTCAAAAACACGCTTTAACCAGGGGATTTGACAAAGGTTGATGGTGTGCGTAGATTGATTCTTGTCAGCGAAACGCCGAACGCCCCGATAGCCGCCAAATGCGGCAGAAAGCGAGACCCGAAAATGTACCAGGTAACCAGCATCGAAGCAAGTATAACTGAATCGCAAGGGCTGTACGACGAACCGCAAGGAATCGAAACCAATGGCCAATGGTCTAAAGTCGCCGAAAACTACTATGGGGATGTTTTCGTAGCGTCCTATGACGGGGCTCTGTATAAAGCCCAAATTGAAGAATGCAGCACCCCTATTCATTACATTTTCCCTGATCCGTCATGGCTCACCGCGGCTATTGTCGATCGTGAAGAAGTGCGCATGAGCAATAACAACAAGGCACGGCACATCACTGATTTGGTGGACGACGAAACCCTGCAAGCTGGGATAGAGAGTGACGAAATAGCCGTTTTCTACCAGGGGCCACAAGGGTGGTATCGCGCTGAAAACTTGGAAGATGCAGCGGATAAGCTAATCTCACGTGATGGTGTGGTGCTTTTCATCAGCGACGCCGCTTGCAGTGATGAAGCATGGGAGAAAATCCACAATGAGTACAAGGCGTGGGCTGATGGATATATTTGGCGTATCTCGCGCGCCACTGACGTAACAATAGGCGAAGCCGTGACGCATTTCACAATCAGTGATGAAGCCCTTGACTTGATTGTATGGGAACATGAAGTAGGCGGCGTAATCTTCACCCCTGACTCTAGCGGGTGGAATGAGCCAGATTTGCCCGTGCAAGAACTAATCTAACCAGCATAAATGAGTGGAATACCCCCTTAAAGGGGGTAACCCTTAGTCTTTCACTTGACACCGTAGACTTTAAGGAATATAGTGTTAGGTAGATGGTCAAAGGGACCGGGAAGCCGCGTAAAGCGGGAGTCGTAGACCTGAAAGGGGCCGAAAATGCAAATCGTATTCAACGTCGAAAAAGAAATTGAGTCGCGTGGCTGGTCTGAAGCGTGGTATGAGCTGGAAGACGTCACAAAAAACGTAGCTAGAAGCCTGCAGCATGAACTATGGCGCGTGTACCCTGAATTAGGTGGCCATATCGTGCAGCCCGCTGTTGAGTCTGATGGGGAAAACGTCACCGTCGAAACCGCTCATGGTGAGATTGAGGACGCTATACGTAAGTCTTTCGAACAGGTGTTGTTGGAAACCTTGTCCGCGTCGTACCCTGACTACTTTTTCGACGAAACCGCGGGTGGTTTAGCTGACGATATTGTTTTTGGTGAAAACGGTGAAGTCGATAGATGGATCGATAACACGCATGAGCGACTGCTGGAGCTTGGCGTAGAGTGGTCTGGTCTACCCGCTGACGCGGAATACGTGACCGACACGGAATTTCAGCGGGTTGTTGACCTTGTGCTAATTGAGCTGGAGGACACCCTAACTGATTTTCGGGTAGAGAATCAGAACCCGCTCTTAGGCATTGAGGATTTGATGCGTGAGGGCTACTACCTTGACCTTGCGGAATCAGTGTCGATCAATGGTTTTGACTGTGACGGCGAAGATGCTAAGCGGGTTCAGGATTTGATCGACGATTTGGAGGAAAACCCACACACGGGATTGAGTTCGGACGAAATTCACGCCGCCATGCTGAAAAGTGACGAAAGCGGGCTGGTGCAAGTCGCGCGCAAGCTTGAGGGTACAGGGCTGTACGACGTGATAGAAATGGTGCAGGAATGTGTGAATGAGTACGCTAAGATTTTTCGGCCAGACCTTGCGGAAGAATGGCCAGATGTGGCGAAAGCCACCGGTGAAGCGCTAGAGCAGCTGGTAAGCGACGTTGAGAGCGGCGATAGGCCGCTGGACTACCTGTACCAGGAAGCACAGAATGCTTGCATCTACTACGTGGACGTAGTCAGCATCATTGACGCTATCGGGCTTAGCGAGCTGGACGATCTGGTAGATGAACCGCAAATAGCAATGGAAGCCCTACCAGGTGAGGAAGTAAGCCTATCGATGGTCTTCACCCGGCTTGCCGCAATGGCGCTGGAACGCCTCACCGTCACCTACGCTGTGGAAGCCCTAAGTGCTTTGGCTAGAGAACTAAAGTCATAAGGGAGCGCCACCCCTGAAAAGGGGTGCCCCTTGGGGCCTGGCTTGCATTGTGTTAGCGGGTGTGGATACAATGTAGGCACAAGCTCAAAGGGAGCTAACACCACGAAATGTGGCGTAGTTTTGGGAAAACCGAAAGGGTTTTGAAAATGTTCGATCTTGTTATGTTCTTCGTCCAAATGGTCACCACGCACGATTACGTGCCCGTGATGGACGTGTGGGGATTTGGCGAAGACTCCAGCATCGTTGATGTGGCCATGTCCGTAAGTGAAAACGTGTTCGGCTTGTACGCCCCCGTGCGCTAGGGGAAAGGTAAAGGGTGAACGTGATGAAAAACACTGAACACAACAATCGCATGGAAAGCCACCTGTACTACAAAGCGGAATCCATTTGGGCCGATTTTCAAGCCAACCACAGTATCGACCCACAGGGGTGGTACGACGGCTCATCAATGGAGCGAGAAGATGCGTTATTTTTCTTCTCCGTTGGGTCTGCTGATTTTGACTGGTCGGACGCAGAAGCGCGTGAGGGAGCAATGCGCGACATGGACTATGTGATTAGCGTGGCGCACGACACGATCCTTGACACGGTGCAGGAATGGTACGCCCAAGCCGACCAAGATGGTTTGGGGAGGTTCGTGGTCAACGAACTGGTGGCGGAATACCTGCCGCAGATGCTAGCGCGAGAGTCGGCGCTGTGTGAATACCGTGGCAAAATGATCGAAGTTCTGGCCGAAGCCGCGCGCATTGAATGGGATGAGTGAGAGTGATGTACCAGGGCATGACCGAAGCGATGAAAAACACCCTGCTAGGTGAGTTGCAAAGCATCGAAAGCAGGTTTTGCTACGAATTTCGTTTCGACTATGACGAAAACCTTGTTTGGGAGAAAGACTACATCTACGAAAGCCTGTTCGCGCCTATCGTGTGGGAGTCTTTCAGCTGGGATTCCAGCGCGATCCAGGTGTGGCTAGAAGACTTGCGTGACGTGTCCTACAGCGCAGAAGATGCTGGGTGGAACGTGGATAGCGTGATGGAATTCGAATCGCGTGTCGAAATACTAGCCGAAAAGGCTTTGGAAGAATCGAAAATATATCGGATTGAGTGGGAGGATTAAGGAAAATGTGGAATCAAGTTGTAAGTGAGGGTGGTGCGCCCACCACTGAATGGGTGTTCGATATGGACGGCTATACGTGGGTTGGCGACATGCTGGTGTATGAGGAAGATTTGGCAGACGGGTACGAAATGGAGTTGGTAGAGTACGTGATGTAGAACACGTTGCGGTTTAGGGGGTCGGGGTTGACGTTTAAAGGGGTACGCGCTAAGATTAGGGTGTGCCCCAAAGACGAGGGTAGAATCTAGAGAAAGATGGAGGGGTCGAAATGACCTATTTGCGAGACACTGATTTTCACGACACGGCATACGCTGTGGAAGTAGACAAGTACACAACCATATACCGTATCGAACCAGCCAGGGGAACAGAAGACTTTCGCGAAATGGAGCGCGTGTACTTTCGGGGTCACCAAATTGCTTCCGCGGGGCTTATCGCCGACGGTGAAGTCGGCCAATGGGAACACCAGGGAGAGGAATTTGATGCCGATAACGGTGACATGTGGGCTATCGTCGATGTTGAGGGTGGCGCAGAGATTGCCCCGTTCCGGGTTGCTAGCAAAGCGGACGCCCAAAAACGTTTCGGTGACGATTTGCAGGGCGTAGTGTCATTTGGTGACGTGCGCGAAGAAGTGAAGCGCGCAGCCCTAGCTATTGCTTGTGACATGGTGTTGATCGTAGGCAGGTGGGAGACTCTAGAGACAGATATAGAGTACACGTATGGCCTTGTTTGTGCCGTGAAATATGGTGATGGATTCATCGACTACGATAGCGATATTGAGTTGTCGCTAGAAAAATTGTTCAAAGAAAACAGCGAGCGCCTTGTGCGTGGCAATCGTGTCGTAGGTGTCGATGGTTTGAAAATCATTGAGGGGTTGAAATAAAATGGCGGCGTTTGACTTGACCAGCACTGACGTTTGTTCAGTGTTGCTAGGTGGTCGAATGAGCAGAAACGACACCACAGCCACATGCTACCGTGATGGAATGCAAGTTTTTCGTGGCGCGTACCGTGTTGCAGGTGTCTTTTTCGATGGAGACCGCCACTATTGGGAAGAACTGGAGTGGGAGGGGTCGCTAGTAAGAAAATTAGACGGTCTTGCATCGGAAGCGGGAATTTATGGTATCGGTTTTGTGTACATCGGAAGCGGAATCGATAGTTCGGAAGATGCCGCGATTATTGAGGCTGTTTTTCGTGAATGGCTTGAGGAAGTGAAGTGGTAGACATGACTAAGCGCATATATGATAGCGGTTCCCTACAGGGGTTTAATGTGGTGACCCACTTGTACCCTACCAGTGAGGGTAGCAAGGGGTTCTGTGGCGGGGGTTCTATGGACCACGTGTGTATGTCCTACAATGACGGTGAGCTTAGCTGGTATGCACCTACTGGTGCACGCTGGTATGAGGTGTCTTACTTTAATGGTGACGGGTACTACGATGGGGTTGTATGCAAGGGGGTTAGTAGTAGGGGTATGCGCAGTGATCGTGTTGTGGGTCACATTGGTATTGGCACTGGTATTGATAGCGCATGTGACGGTGAAATAGTAGACCGTGTGGTAATGGAGTGGCGCGTGCTGATGGGGTCAATGCAGGACATGGGGTAAGAAGACGATAAGGGAAATATAAGAAGAAGCTTAGAGAAAGGTAAGGTGTTGTCATGAGTGGTGCAATGTGGTTCTTTGTTGTAGTGGTCGTATCGGTTGTTGTAAGTGGAAGTGTTGGGGTAATTCTTAACGCTTTCTTAGGTGACTCTAAGGAAAGTAGGGTTGATGGGGAGGATCGTGGTGCGGGGAAAACGTCACATGACGAAAATAAAGGTAAGGGTGATGGTGCCGTCATTTTCAATGGTGGAGTCGTGAGCGCGGAATACTTTCGCGGATATTTAGACGGCCACCGTGACGGTTCGGGGCACAATGACGACGCGCTAGGCATGGTAGCGCTGCAAGCAAGGTGCCGCGATGGATACTATGCATGGTGACGCATAAGATGCGTCGAACCCCTCCAATCTGGAGGGGTTATTTTTGTACGTGTTATAATCACGGTAGAAGCAGGGGGAGGGGTACCCCCTCCCGTGTGCATTTCCGCAGGTCGGGCCGGTGCTGCACTTTAGAGTCTGCGATAGTTCAGAAAACCGGCTTAGGTACACATCCCCAAAACCCCTGCTTATACTGAAAGATTGCACACATCGTGCAATTTTGCACTCGGTACGAAAAATTTCACACACTCTGCAATTTTGCACTCAGTGCAAGATCACTAGTGAGTAAACCTCACTAACTCGAACCTTAAGGAAGTCTGAAATGGCACGTGGAGGCGCACGCAAGGCTGGCGGCCCGTCGAAAAAAGGCGCGAAGGCCGCCGTCAAGATACTCACCCCCGTCGATGCCACACCGAGCGACATCCCCCCTCTCCCCGACTACCACGACTACTTCATCCCGCTCGCAGACAAAGACGACCCCGCAGACGGCGAATGGTTCAAGGCGGTGCAGGACTGGTGGGATTCGATTTGGTTGTCTCCTATGACCCGCGAGTGGCTGGCCAGCGACATCCACACCTTATACCAGGCTGCCGCGCTCCTACAGGAGTCGCTGAACCCGTTCTACAAGCTCGGGGACCGCATCAAAGCGCAGAAGGCGCACCAGGAGATTCTGAAAATGTACGGCCTGACGCCGTTGGCCCGTGAGCAACTCCGCTGGTCTGTTGCGCAGGGTGAGGCCGCCGCGACAAGAACCAACCAGCTCCGTGCGGCTGCTCCTACCAAAATCTCCGCCAAGGTTGTGCGCGACGAGATGCAGGCGCTATACTCTAGGCACACCGGCACCATAGACGCCGAAGTACTAGGGTGACCCCCGAGACCCCGGACGCCGCCTGCATCCACTACAAAACAGCGCGCCGGGGTTTAAAAATTGACACCACCCCACCACTATGCTACAATCAGACCTGCGGGTACTGATTCCCTCAGCAACCTTTGTTATGGCAAGACTCACATGCGTGCTTCTTGTTGAACCCCCTGTACGGGCACTTTGGCCGGGGGTTTTCTTAACCCGTGTTACGATAAAAACGTTAAGGCGGACACCTTGCTCACCCTCAGCTAGGCTTACCGTCGAGGCTCCCCGGCCTCACTAAACTTCTAAACATGCGGCCTGGCCCTCGTAAGGCACCGAAGGTGACCCCAAGACAGCCAGGACCGGACCCCCAGGAGGGCTGCGGCACCTGGGGGTCGTTAAGACAAAACAAAACCCGGCCGATATGCCGGGCTTCTGTTCCTCTAGAACCTTCCTCCTTTATACACCCTCAACCCGCCAGGCGCAAACCCCAGTCAAAAGCCCCGATATTCGCCGTTTAAGAGCAGATAAAAGCCAAACAACCAACCCAAGGGGTTGACAACCTCCTCCTCCCTCCTTTAAACTCGTCTTCGAGCACAAAAAGTGCCCACCAGAACCAAAGTCCAGAGGAGGACTGCACATGAGAACCCTCAGGTACACAGAAAACGAGTACGTGGAGGCCACTAAGAACATCTGGCGCAAGCTCCCGGATGAATTCAAGGTCTTCAACATGCCGAGAGACGAGGAAGGCTACATCATTGGCGGGATCGTCGACGAGGATTCCACTGTCGAACCGGGAGCGGTCGTCGTTGGGTCAACCATCAACGGCGGCACCCTAATTGAGGAAGGCGCCATTGTCATCGGCTCCACCATCAGCTCAAGCTACGTCGGCGTCGAATCCTTCATCCTGGGTTCGGAACTCGACCACTCCACCGCCTACAGGGAAACCAAAGTCGAAAACAGTTGGCTGCGCAATTCCACTGTCGACCGCTACATCCCAGTCACCGGCTCCGTGCTGGAGAAAACCCTTGTGATCGGCGCAACCTCCCGTATTGCGCGGTCTTTCTTGTCGGAGTGCGACCTGCACCGAACCCGCCTAGACAAAACCATGGCCACGAACACACGAATCGGCTCCCTGAACCAGCCGGACGAAAAATTCGCTGTTTTCACCAACTGCATCATAGCTGACGCCACCATCACCCGCATGGATGATGAAACCCGCCACGTTCAAGGCGCGTTCCAAGCCCTCATAACCCCGAAAACCCCGGTACGCGCGGCAGAAATCAGCCTGGGCTCCACCTTAACATTCTTCAACAGGTTTGACGGATCGGCGGCCATCGACTTCGCGTACGCACGCAACCCCTTGCCATTGCACGCCACCGCGGAAGCCACCCAGCAGCTTGGAACACTCAACTGGGGTCGGAATTTCGTTGAACAGCAGTATGAGCGGATCAACGAGGCAACCCAAGGACTAGGCCAGGAAATCCCTGGCACCCATATCGAAATTGATGGCGTCACCACCGCTATCGAACTCCTCGACGAAATGAAAGAAGCATTCCAATGATCCTCCTAACCATTGTCTCCTACCTGGATGTCCTAGCGCACGCCGTCATCCAGCACATCCCAGCCCTGCATCTGACCGGCGCACCGCTATCCTCATTCCCTCTGCACGAAATGGTCGCGGGTAAGCCGGACACCGTCGTGCCGCCGCTGAATCCGTAACCTTATTCATCCAGTCGGGGCCCAACCGGCCCCGATAGACTAGAAGCATGAGCAGAAGACCTCCGCCACGCCGACCTCCGAAGTTTTCTTTAGCCACCCCAGAGGAGCTGTTTTTCGGGCACAGCCCCGACATTGACTTGTTTGTCGGCGACAAGGCCGATAAGATAGACATCAAGAAAACCAAGCGGTTGTTAAACAACGCTAAAGAGACCTTCTGAGGAGGAGGAATGGAAACAGCAGCCAAGGCTGAAGACCTCGGCATCCGCCGGGGTGAGCGGGTCATCTTCGTCAGCAAGACAGGCCGACCGCACGAATGCACCGTCATCGCCGTTGATGACAACAATCACCGTATTGCGCTCACCGGCCCCGACAACCAAACCATGTGGTACGGATCACAAGCACTTCCCGCTCTCAAAAACCTTAAAGGCGCCACCGTTGGCCACCTGGTGACTAAGGAACTATGCGCTGCCACCGACGCGGATTTTAAACGCCTGGCTGACAAGGCTGGGGTCGATCTGCTCGACACCCTCATCATTTTCGACAACCAGAACGAGGGTTTCGACATCAGCCATGAACAACTCAAAGAGCTGCGCATGAAATTCCATGCGTATGCTTCCCTGATGTCGATGCGTCACCGCTGCCGCAGCATTGGTGCCGTAACCAAACCAAGCCCCTGCGCGATATAGTCCACCTCCAAACCACCAAGCTCAAACCCTAGAAAGAGGAGAAAATGAGTATATTCTTCGACCGGGAAACTGCCGGTAAACTGGCACAGGCCCGCTGGGACGCGGGTTTCCCCGAAGCCCTGCCCAAGGGCCAGCACGCGCCGCGTAAACTCGTAGACGACATCATCCAAAACGGCTCCGTAACAATGGAGGTGTCCGTCCGCCTCAAAGACATTGAAATGCCGTACAACGATCTCCGCGCTGCCATTGAGGCCGCACTGGTCGGCCCGTACCTGGAGTTCACGGACCCCAACACAACCGCGGACGACTGCACCCGACCCGCCGAAATCAGCGCCGACAGCCTGCGCAAAGCTCTGGAGCTGGATCGCGTCAAATTCGACATGCTGTCGGAGATACAAGACATCCGCTCGTTGCAGAAACAAGCCACAACCCAGAACGCCCTACAATATGTGGCGGACCGCACCCAGGCACTGAACAAGAAAATCGAGAAAGCAGGTTTAAGCTATGACTCACCGTCTTAACTCAGCACAACAGCACCCCGGCCGTTTCAAAGGCCACGGCTACCAGCCGCGTCACGCCGACCCAACCTCCACCACCGCCAAAACAACCAAAATCGGCCACGCCGTCACCAAAATGGGTGCCGCAGCCGCGGTCGCAGCAGCCGCCGTTCTGGCACTGGCCGGGTGCTCCGCAAACCCCGACACCCTCGTAGAGCCTCAAACCAAAACCCAAGACGTCAAACTCGAAGACGGCTCCGAAGTAACCTGCGTCCTGTTCGACGAGTTCGACAGTACCTCAGAGTCCAGTTTCGACCCGAACAAGTTCCAGTTGCAGGCCGTGGACTGCGACTGGGCCCACCGCCGGGCCGGGGTCAACGCCAAACCCGACACCCAGACACCCCCGCGTGAGGTGCCGACCATCACCCTCACCCCTGAACCGAACGAAGGTGCGTGATGTTCGACCAATACCAAGACAGCTATGACAAAGAGCTCGGCTACGAAGAACTGAGCGCGAAAACGCTAAAAGAGCTTCTGTTTGGTCGCCGCATTGTTGAGGTTCGACCAGGCGACAAAAACTACTTCGGCGGCTTGGATACCTCCGCTCTCGTCCTGGACGACGGAACTACCGTCTATGTCGTCCCCAACGAAGGCTGTGGCGGGTGTGTGACAGGGAACTGGTGGATTGAGAAGATCGCTGCCACCAACAACGCAATCACCGACGTCCGCTGGGTCACTGACAACTACCACTCAAACCCGGACATCGGCGACTGCAATGAAAAAGTGCAGATTTTCGTCTACACCGAATCCAGCATCAAGGCTCAGGAAATCCTCACCCTAGCGGGCTACGAGGATAATGGTTTCTACGGCGAGGGTTTTGAATTGTTCCTTGTTGGCGTGGAAACCGAAGCCAAGAACAAGGAGGAGCGATGGGACTACCTGAAGTAGCAGACGTCGTCAAGGTCGTTCTGTTCATTGCCCTTCTTGAAGTTGTTTTCCAAGTCGTCGTCCATCTGAAGTGACCCTAAACACCAACCCCGGCCTAAAAGTCGGGGTATTCTTAACTTGAGACCCAAACCCTCAACCACACCTAAACCTTGAAAAGGAGAAGAAATGCCTGTTCCCGTCATCCGCCACTACGAGTCTGTGGCGCCAGTGGTTCACATTCACGCCGTCAGCCTCAATAATAATTCTGCTTTCGTCGCTAAAGACCTGGCCAGCCGCCTCGCCTATGCGAAAAACCCCCTGCAGCGTTGCCTAGTCAAGTACACGGAGCACCGCCTCACACCTGACTCGGGTGCGCACGGCACGTCGGTGACGGTCACCTCAGTCTACGACAGCCTGCGTCACGCACCTTCCCCCTCAAACCCACAGCACGAGGTGGACGTGTACAACACCGACACACCCGCGGAGTCCGACCCGGACACGGTTGTGCTGGTTGTCCCCAGCTACGGCCAGTTCGTCACCCTGGAGGACGGCAGCCGCGTCAAAGGCCCGATGGTTCCGACGTGTTTCCGTAAAGTCCTCACCTCACAAAAATTATGGCCCCTCCCAACCCCGCCGTTCGGACCGACGCCGGTGTTTATTGTCGGCTCCGGTAACCGCACGTTCGGCAGCGACTTCTGCGCGGCCATCCCAGAAGCACGCGGTTTGATCCAGGCCCACCAGAACCAGTGCCGCGTCTACACGCACGAACTTGACCTGCGTGGCACACAGTCAGAACGCGACCAACTGCTCGTTGTCGTCCGGGATTCCGCGATCCGGCAGGCGTACTCGACTTTCGCAGCCCGCGCGGTCTTATAGAGTCCGCCTTTTCTTTTACCTCCAGTCTCGACCCTCTTCGGAGGGTCTATTTTTATGCCTACACCACAAAAACACCCCCGACATAGTGTGTCGTATGTCACACAACCTCTAAACCTAAGAAATTCTTATCATTTCGTGACCATTTCGTGACATTTGCCTGAACACTGTTCAAAAACGGTGTTTAGTGGTCCAGGTCACAATACTTGAACGGTGTGCAGCCTGAAGGTACCTTATTGTTTGAAAATCGTCAAACTTTCTGACCTGCGCATTTTTGGTCGCAGATGTGCTAGGTTAACAACAGGTTAACGAGTTGCATTAAAAATCAACCAAATTAGTGAACACTGTTCACGTTTTCGAGCCCCCTCCAAGCCCCGGTTTGGCGCCTGGGCACGCACCCGCGCACGTATAGGCAAACCACAAACCCGCTGGTCAGGACTAGTTTCCGCTCTTTGCTACCACCCCGAATCTGAGAGAAAATAAGTGACCCAGGCCACAAAGTAGCATATTCACTGCAAATCCTGAGAGAAAAAACGCCAGGTGGATGATGCCTGCGAAACGGACGAAAACCGAAAGAAAAGGTTATAAATACAGGTCAAACCCCACTTCAAACTTGATAACTTAGGATAGGCTAGCCTAAGTTGGAGGGGGTTGGAAAATTATTATATTTATATATTTATTATTA